CGCCTTAGCCTGTTTTGCCCTTTCTCGCCCGCTCGGCGATATGGCGCTGTCTCGCAGTTCCAGCGCTGCGCGCCTTCTCCTGCGTCGCCTTGTTGTAGGTGGCCGTCTGTTGCAGTGTCCGATGGCCTGACACTGGCCGGATGTCGTAGATACCAGCATCGCCCATCTCGGTCGCGCCGCCATGGCGAAACCCGGTCATGGTGAAGTCGGTCGGCAGGCCCGCCTTCTCGCGAATCGCCCGCAGCCGCCGCCCGACCTCGCGCTCGGTGAAGCGCTTGCCGCTCTGCTCGCTGATGACGATGTGCCCCCTGCCCCGCACCATGCGCGCCAGCTCAGCTTCCAGCTCAGGATAGAGCAGAGGACCGCGATCGCGCACCTCGGGATCATCGCTGTCAGGATCCGGGTCACCGCGCAGCGGAATGATCTGCATGTCACCCGTCTTGCCCTGGCGCATCGCGAACTGGATGCCCGGCTGGTAATCCTCCCAGAAGAAACCCCGCTCCTCGTCCCCTGGCTCCAGAATGTAGCCGAACACGTCGGACACGCGGCGTAGCAGCTCGAATGAGATCGCCGCAGCGGTCGCCATCGACTGAAAGCCCATTTCTCGCGCGGTCGCGCGGAACAGGTCGTACTCGGCGCGCGTGTTCGCCCGGTTGCCCTTCTTCGCGGTCATCTTGATGCCCATGCGAGCGAAGGGGTTCGGGTCTTTGACCTTCTTCGCCCGAATCGCCTCGTTCCAGACGCGGCGGCAGACCTGCATGCAATAAGCGCCCTGCCTTGCCCCACGCTCTTTGACCAGGTAACGATAGAGCGCGTCGGCGTGGCCAGCATTAACTTCGGTCGCGCGGCGTTGGCCGAACGTCATCGTCTTCAGCTGGACCGCCTCGACGTGCGCCATCATCTCGCGATAATCTTCGCGCGTGCGGTGACTGGCCTCCAGATAGCGTACATGGCCGCGATACCAGCCGAACAGGGCCTTGACCGTGCCCTCGGCTGGCTTGCCCTCCACGCCCGTGCGCCAGTCATCTAAGGCGGCGTTCAGCAGGTTTGCTTTATCGATCGCCGCCGACAACTCTTTTCCGAGCGGTTCCGAATCGACCGGGCATGTCCGGCCGTGCTTTTCGGCTGGCGGCTTCGCCCAGCTGGGGCGCTCCCAGAAATAAGCGGTGCTACGATCAGCGAGCCTCTTTGCGCGCAGGTACCGCGGGAGACGGATTTTAGCCACCGATGCCCTCGAATTCGTCGTCTATGTCCGTCGAAACCGCGCCGAACAGGTTGGCGGTCACCTTCTCGAGCTGCTCGCGCAGATAGACGGTCGCCCCGTTGCGACCGAACCGGCGGCCGGTGATAGACCCCGCCTGCTCCAGATGGTCGAACATCTTGGGCGCCAGACCGGTGTAGCGCAGAGCCTCGTCGCGGGTGAAGGTGAAGGGCGGCGTGTTGAACGTCACCTGATGTGCCGGGGCGCCCAAGGCTAAGCCTCCTTATTTTCGACCGGGCGACCCCGGCAGGGATAACGCTGAAGCCATCGGTCCAGCCGTTCGAGGTTGTGGATCAGGCCGCCCATCCCCGGATCGTGCTCGCGGACGATCTCAAGTGCGCCTTCAATGACGGTGCGGATGCCATCGTCCAGTGGCTCCAGCGCCTCCCGCTGGCCGATTACCCGGCCAATTCCGACGCCAACTTCAACCGCGCGCGGCCACGCGCCGAACTGCTTAACGTCGATCGCCTTAATGACCATGGCAGTAATGTCGCCGTCGGTCAGATGGACATGAAACTGGCTCACGGCTCGATCACCTCTTCGCTGGCTGTGTTCGCCTCGCTTCCGTAGTCGGCGCCCGGGCTTTCGCAGCGCGGGCAATAGACATCGCTGTCGTCAAAACCGCTGTCCGTGCCGCACTCTTCAGATGACCCGACCCACCCGCAACGGTCGCAGGACGCAAGATAGTAGCGGCCAGTGACGATGAAGCTTCGGCCGTCCGGCATAGTGTATCGGGTCGCGCGTCCGTGTCGGCTTTTAAGCGCAGCGCGCACGGCCAGGCCCATAGCGTTGCTCCAATACATGCCCGGCAAAGAACCGCCCGGCCCCTCCCGGTGCCCGAGCTTGCGGCGCTCCAGCGCTTTAGCAACGGCATAGTCCGCGCCGGTCCGTAGCTCTACGCCACAGCCTTCGGTCCCCGTCCGGTCATCAGGTTCGCTGTCGATCAACATGCGGCGCTGCGCGTCGGTGAGGTTGGGCCAAGTCATGCTTCCCGCCTTTCAGCCAACAGCCGCGCGCGAATGTGCATTCCGAGCCGCGTCAGTCGGCAATAGCCACGATTGCAGTTCTGGTATGAATAGCCCTCCCCGCCGACCATGATCCCGCGCCGCGCGAGCGCCGCGCAGGTATCGAGGCCGAAGCCGCGCGTTTCCACGACATAGGTGAAGTCCTGTCCATCTCCGTCGGCTGGTCCGTGCGGCTGGAGGCGGCAGAGCAGGCGCTTTTGGGGGTCCGATAGGGATTGGGTCAGGACGGCGATGGCCGCCCGCCCCTCTTCCAGCCCGTCACTCACCATGGCGGGCGGATCCTTCAGCGGATCTGGCCCGCCCCGGATGTAATCACGGATCGCTTCGTCTATCGTGTTGCCGTCGGGCAATGGCGTCCAGAATAGGCGAGCCTCCATTTCGTCGTCTGCGTCCGCCCAAGGCCAGCCGCCGGTGTCGCCCACCTTTTGCGGCTGGAGCTCAAAGACATCGATCCCGATTTGAACGGTGATGTCGAAGCTGACGGCGCGGCCGAGATCCAGAGGCGTGCCGATCCACGGCGCCTGCTCGATCGGCCAGAGCCACCAGATGACGTCGCCGTGATCTTCGTGCCATTCGTAGAAGGGGCGCGGCTGGTCAGCCATCAATGTTGCCCTCTTTTACGTCGAAGGTGACAGCGACCACCCACGGGTTCGCCTCCCACGCGCCCGGCCCATTGATGCGATTCCAGAGATCCTGATAGGCCGACACGGCATTGTTGAAGACACTTGCGCCGTCGAAGGCCGCGAACTCGGCTGGATCCTCCATAGTCGGCTCATATTCGACCACGCCCTCCGCGAGCGCGTCGGCTTCGCTGCACTCCTGGAGGCGCTGAAGGCGGACGTCCGTAACGGTTAGCGTGAGGCGGCTGGCCCAGCGCGGCATGAAGATGGACACGCGGACCTTGCCATGCTGATCGCAATTGTCCCGGTCTGCTTCGTACCAAACGCGCGCCTCTGTGCCTATCAGGCTAGGCTTTTGATCATCGAATGCCCGGTGCGCGCGCCAAGTCTCCTTGACCCATAGGCGATCGCCGACAGCGAACCGCGCGTCGTATTCCATGGGGAAGCCAGCTTTGCGGGCAACACCTACAGCGCCATCCAAGTCCCATTTCGTCGGGTGCTTGGGCAGTCGCGCATAGTCGTTGAGGCTGAAGAGTTTCACACCATCGGCGACCCTGCGCCCGATGCCAATAGGCGAGTGCGGGAAATCCTCCTGTCGCGGCGGCTGGACATGCATGACCCGGCGTGTCTGCGTCTTTCGACCATCGAGAAGGGCGCAAACCATAGGGGCGCTGAAAAGGATCGGCCGATCAGCCATGATCCACCTCCCCCGCCCGGCCTCCGCCTATCGCGGCCGGACGTGCGCCATCCTCCAGGCTTTTGCGAGCATTCATCACGAGCCGAACACCGTTCATATACTGTTTGGCGAGCAGCGCCCGGGCCTGCGCATCCTTGATGCTGATGTTCCCGGCGCGCAGGGCAATGAGGTCGTCGGCGATACCGCGAACGATCATGTCCAGGCTGTAGCGGTCGCCCATATCACTGGGTGCGTCTTGCACGCGCAATCTCCTTATCGAGGGTCGCCAACAGCGCGTAGGCGGCACGGAACGGACCCCACATTGAAACGGGAAGCTGGTGGGTTTGCAGGCGGTTCTGGCCGAGCCAGCCGCAGGGCCAGCAGATGGGCGGCGCCTCATGATCGGGTGAATAAGGATCGCGCTCGATGATTTGCTCGCAGATCGCGCACTCGAAAGGCGGCAACGGCGGAGGTGGTGGCTTGGGCTTTAGGACCAGGCGGATGCGGGTCATGCCACCATCCTCATCTCAGGCAGACCCGGCTGGTTCGCAGCAACGAGCGCGCGCGCCACTGGCGGGCAAACGCTGTTGCCGATCGCGCTGATCTGCATGGCGATCGGCAGCGGTCCGAACTTACGGTTTCCCTTCTCGGTAGTGTACCAACATTCCGGATTCAGGACGTAGCTGTCAGGAAAGCCCTGCGCCCGGGCCAGCTCGCGCGGCTTGAGCATCCGCAGGCCGATATCGACGATGATGTAGTTGACCGCGTCGATCGTGACAGTGACGACGGCAAAGCGGGCCTTTGTGGTGATCGTGTCGAGTGGCCGATCGACAGGCTGGCTTTGAGATGCTTCGTTCTCGCCATCCGTCGCATAATATTTCACGAGGAACGACGCGACCTTGACCGCGCTGGCCATCAACTCGGGCGGTAAATCCCCCTCCTCGACCAGCGTCGTCTCAACAATGCGCTGCTGCGATCCTGTCGTCGTAGCAGTAGACAGCGGCCGCCGAGCATCACGGCCCGCTGATCGGGTGTTGCGCGGTCCACCATTCGCCTGCTCGATATGAGCAGTGACGACGGCATGGTGCTGACCATCGGCAGTGATCGTCTTTGCTGGTGTATCCGGTCGCCCCTCGCCGCCGTTCGTATTACTCGAATAGAAATGCGAGAGGAAAGCCGTGGCAACGGCAGCGTCGGCCTTTGCGGTCGTGGTCGGATATGGGCCAACCATAGACATTGGCGGGCTTTGGCCGCGCCGCCCCCCGACACCAATCAATGTCGCGCCAATGACACCATTCGTATCCTTCTTTGACGCCGCAACGGTGTGGTGAGGCTCATCCACCGGGCGATTGTGGCCGCCGTGCTGGCCGTAGGTCACCAGCGCAGCCTGGACGACGTTCTGATGCGCTCCGCCCGCCGTGATAGTGTGGGTCGGCTCGTCGGCTGCCGTGAAAGGCTTTTGCGCGTTTCGATTGGTCATAATGTGCGGGACCAGCACCGCCTCCGCCCGGCCGAGCGGCGTAGCCCCGGCTGGTCGCGTTGACTGACCATTGGCCGTCACTGTCGGCATCGCCCCATCCATCGGCGAGCCAATGCCAGTGCTGTAGAATTTGGTGACGTGCGGAGCCAAGAGAGCATCAACCACACCATACTCGGGCTGCGTCGTGACTGTCCGCACAGGATCCTGCGGGTCAAAGACCCGCGCCGCACGCGTATTGGTGAAAGCGGTTCCGACAATGAAAGGCTTGGCCGCATTCACGACGTAGCGCATCACCCCATGCGCTATCCGCCGCATGGTGCTGTCAGCCAGATCCTTCTTGCGCCCGAAGATCGAGGGGCATGGGATGGACCAGTCGATGCACTCAGCCGCCGTGCGATAGGGCAACAGCTTTCCGCTCTTCACGCCCGACGAATCCGGTCGCCCATGCGTGGGCTTGGGCCAGACGATGGGCAGTCCGTCGCAGCGCATGATCATGTAGAGCCGCTTGCGGCTGGTCGGAGCGCCATAGTCGCACGCGCGTAAGATCTTGTGGGCGACTTTGTAGCCCAGCGCCCGGATCGCCTTCACGAACCGCTTGAACTCGCGCCCCTCCTGCCCCTTGATCGGAAAGCCCTCGTCGTCGAGCGGCGCGGCATATTCAAACTCTTCGACGTTCTCTAGATAGCCGACGGTTGGCCGGACCTCTTTGAGCCAGGCGACGACTTCCCAGCACAGCGCCCGGATCGACCGATCCTTGACCGGCCCGCCCTTCGCCTTGCTGAATTCCTTGCAGTCTGGCGAAAACCAAGCGCCGGCTACCCGTTCGCCCTTGGTCACCATCTGCGGCAACATGGGGATCCGGATGTCGGTGCAGTGGTGGTCCGCGCCCGGATGGTTCGCCTTGTGGATTGCGATGGCCGTCTCGCTATGGTTGATGGCGTGATCAACGTCGCGGCCGATCGCCCACGCAATGCCGGTGCTGGCACCGCCGCCGCCTGCGAAGCCGTCTATGAAAAGTCCCTGGAACATCAATCCGGCCTCCCGATCATCTCATTGTGGACAGCCACGATCGCGCTCAGCGCGCCCATCGCAGCGTGATTGTCGCCGAAGCTGACGAGGATCGTTCGTGCCCTGGTCTCATCATCCAGGGCAGCGATGTGCAGGCCGTCGGCTGGCCAAACCTCGTCGTCACGCAGGTCGCCGGGCAGCCGGTCGCTCTCGACCCATTGCTTGCTCCAGTTGGCCCGCAGACGTTCGCAGGCGGCGTCAAACGGGTCCGGCTCCATCTGAGGGACGCCCAGCTCGTGGCAGAACACGCATGATGCCGGGTTGCGTCGACAGTGAGCTTCGCGCCCCTCCGAACTGGACCGCACGAAGTGGGCCGGCCCCCAGCGGCTCATGCCAATAGTGAATTTTGAGGTGTCGGCTCCAAACTTGGTCATTCGCCTGGCTCCACGATGCGCAGGTCAATATCCATGCCGATAGCCGCCTTGACGGCCTGCGCGATCGCGCTGGTGTCGATCGTGACGGGCGCCATGGGTTCGGCCACGTCGATCCGGGCAACGATGCTGGGCGTCTCGAATAGAGCCAGGGGTAATGTTATCCTGACATTGATTGCCCTCTCCCGCCGATCGAGCGCGGGTTCGCCAGCCGTCAGCTTGACACTTGGCCGCCTATTCCAGTTTTTCGGATCGCCCGGATGGATCGTCAGCCAGCAATCGATATGCACCGCATCTCTTTCGATGTGGCCATAGGATGCCTGCGCCATTACGCCTTTTCCCCGCAGTCGCTGGCGCAGACCGGACAGACGCATTCGTCGCCCGGATCAGATTGGTTGGCGGGCCGACCGGCCTCGACGGCCGACCCGCGTGGATCAGATGACGGCCCCTGGGAGGGGTAAAGGCCGTCCGAGGCTCCTGCCCGCTGTGCGGTCGGGGTGATGACGCACATGTCAGGCAAGGAAGAAGCGGGTATCTGGCGACGAAGGCGAATGAGGCGCGCGAAGGCGAGCGCTGCGTAATTGATGTTCATCATTGCCCAGCACCCATAATCGCTGCGGTTGCGCGGCACGCGGCAGCCATGAGCTTGAAGCAGCCGACCCACAAGCCGGCCGCTACGGCAATGATCAGCGCGAATACAGCCGGGTGCATGCCGATGACGGGCGGTTCTGATTCAGGGGCGGGCATCGTCAACCTTCTCCATCAGCAGTGCGCAAATCGCCTTGTCGGCGTAGAGCTGGAACTGGCGCAGGATGATGCCAAACGCGCAGAGGCCCGCGAGGGTGATCAGCGCGCGACCGGCGAAGAAGAAGACGGCAGCGGTCATGACGCCACCCGCATGGGCACGACGTTACGGCTGGCGTCGTGCATTTCCAGCTGCTCGGCAGCGCGGATCATGCGGCTGGCGCCGTTCAGGAGAAATTCGCGGGCAAGGCTGACGTCGGTCAGCAGCAGGTCATGCGCTTCGGTCGCGCAGTAACCAGCGATGTTGACGAGATCGACGGTGCGGTACTGGCCCGGCAGGCGCTGAAGGTTGCCCAGGCGGGACAATGTGTCCGCCGCGGCTGCGCCGATGATGTAGGATGGGATTGCCATCGTAACCTCCCCACCGTGGCGGCCGGCCGGATGCGCGGCGCGTCAGGTGATGGAGTGACAATACATGCGGCATATTTGCCGTGTCAACTAGAAATACGGCATATATGCCGCATCATTCGTCCGGTGGCATCCAATCCGGATAAAAAACGCTGTCTTCGGACGCTGATTTGAGCGCGACTTCCGGCAGGTTCGGAGCTTCCCCGTCCATGCCTATCCGAATGATCGCTCCCTTTTCGTGCTGGTCCTGGAATATCGCGCCTGTGATGCGACCGCGCGTAAGATAGCTGCGGATCAGCTGGCACTGTTCGGCGCGGACGTAGCCTATCTGCACGCCACGTGTACTGAACACGGCTACGGCCTGGTGGTCGACCGGGTTTCTGGGTTCAGGCACGAGATGCACTTCCTCGCCCGGATGGGACCAGAGGATTTCCGATCGGCGGTTCGTCCGGTCCTTGTTCGGGTGGTCGGTACCGACGATGATGAGGGAGAGTTGAGACACGCCTCTATCGCGTCACGTGCGCACACTCGAGAGAGTACGGACGATCGCTGCGGTTGCAAATGCAGCGATCGACAGGACCAGGCCGACAAGGCCAGCCTGAAAGATCATCATCTGCTGCTGTAGAAGCCCGAGATTAAATACCTTGCTGGCCCGCCCGAAGTCGTCATAGGATGATGCCTCAACAGTCGGGCTCATGTTGCTGGAAAAGAGTAGCAAGCCGATAGATGCTGCCAGCAAAAGAACGCCAAGACCGATCCAGCCAGCGCCCGGATTTGCTTTTCGAACTTCCTCGCTCATGTTCACCCCCAAACCAAATAAAATTAATGTCGGCGGCCTGACCATACCACGCGGCCAATAATCTGCACATCTTCTGCATCTACCAACTGCTTATCGTGCAAGCTATTGTCGGAAATGATCTCCACCTTTCCGCCTGCGGCTGGCCGCAGGCGTTTAACGGCTCCCGCACCGAACAGCGCGATTGCCCAAATGCGATCACTCATGTTGAGACGCGCCTGTAGCGTATCGATCAACAACATGTCGCTGTCGAGCAGGGTCGGCTGCATGCTATCGCCTACGCCGTGCGCGATGAGCAGCCGATGCCAGGGCGAATGTGTCAGCGAGCGCAGGGTGTTTGGGTCAAATTCAAAGGTGCCCTCCTCGATATAGTCGTCAAGGTTGGAGCCATCGCCCATTGCGAAGCCGAGGTTGATGCGCTTCAGCGACACTGCTCCGTCGCCGTCAGCGGCGCCGACTACAACCGGACTGTCAGATGTTGCGCCGGGGGCTTGCCCCAGCAACCATTCTGGTGTGGTTTCCAACGCCTTGGCGATCGCGGCCAGCCGGTCGGCGGACGGCATGGCCCTTCTAACGCGTATATACCGGAGCGCGTCAGGCTTGCCTGTCGCCTTGATCGAAGCGTCGCGCTCTGTGATGCCGAGCGCATCTACTCGCTGAGCAATGCGATCAACAAGAATATCTATAGCCATTGCCATGCGGCACTTATGCCGCAACACCACCGTTTGGTCATGCGGCAGATTTGCCGTTGACGATGCGGCATATATGCCGTAAATCGGTTTCATGGACATGTCTTACGAAGCTGCGCTGCTCAAGGTTGCTGATGCGTATGCCGCGCAAGTAGCGATACATGGCGGAAGGTCACTCGCGCGCGTCGCCACCATTGTTGTGAACCGCGGATCATTTTTCGACCGACTGCGCGATGGTGCCGGTTGCTCGAGCCGCAGTCTTGACCGGCTTTTTGATTGGTTTCGTGATCCCAAAAACTGGCCGGCGGACAACATATGTTGCGACGCAAGATGTGCGTTGGCGGGTGTCGGGCGTCCAGCCCTCTGCGCAACCTGCGACATTCGGCTGGACGATACGTCGATCCGCGCCTGCTCCAATCGCAGTTGCCCGCATGCGCAGCGAGAGGCCGCATGATGTTTTCCCTGTTCCATAGCGGCTGGATTGCCGCGTTTGCGAAGGTTTCACCATGGAATTGAACCACTCACTTTCAGACGATGTCGGAAAACGGATCATCGCCGAGCAGCTGCGTAAATATGTTGGGCGAGGCTGTTTCATGAGTTGGGCGGATCTGGCCGAGCGCACGGGCGACAAGGAAGGCACGCTGCGCAGTTATGTAGAGCAGTCGCCGCCAGCGATGCCGGCACCGCTGATGATGCGCGTTTTCGCCCAGCTGCCAGCCGCCGCCTGGGCGAAGATCAACACCGCCATGGGCTTCTGCGCCCCGCCGCGCATCGACGACGAGGAGGCAGCCTGCATGCGCCGCGCACTGGCTCAAGCGTCTCTGCTTGTTGCGGACGGTAATGAGTTTCTGGCCGATGGCATCATCGATCCTCGCGAACGCGCAATTTTCTCCGATCGCGCAGAGGCACTGATTCCGACGCTTCGAGCGCACATCATCAAAGACTGAACTGAGCGGGCGGAGCGGCCCAGGAGTGACGATATGACAAGCGCGACAAGCGCGGCGCTACCGATGGGTAGTTCCGCGATCGACGAACTGCACCCTGATTACCGGGCCTTTTTGGAGGCGAAAATTCCGCTCGCCCAGCCGGTGGGCTTCCCCTGCGACCTGCACGAAATCCCCACGCACCTGACCGACGGCCGTCCGATGAAGGATCACGTCCGCCACATCGTCCGGTGGGCGGTCGAGGGCGGCCGCCGCGCGCTGTTCGAAAGCTTCGGCCTGCACAAGACGATGCAGCAGCTGCTTATCGGCTCGCTCATCTGCGCCAAGGCGAATTGCTGGGGCATCATCATCCTGCCTCTCAATGTCCGCCGCGAGTTCTTCAACGACGCAGCGCTGCTCGGCATCCCTGTCGCTTTTGCGCAATCCGACGCAGAGATCGATCACATTCTGAAGGACGCAGCCTTGCGCTGCCAGCCGCGCGGATGCCCGATCATTCTGACCAATTATGAGAGCGTGCGGGAAGGAAAGATCGACGTCTCCCGGTTCGGCTGGGCCAGCCTGGATGAGGCCGACGTGCTGCGCTCCTATGGCTCAAAAACCTATCAGGAGTTCCTGCCACTGTTCGAAGCGGTACCGTACCGCCACGTCGCCACCGCTACTCCGGCGCCAAACCGTTACAAGGAAATGATCCACTATGCCGGGTTCCTCGGCATCATGGACACCGGGCAGGCCCTGACGCGATTCTTCCAGCGCAACAGCGAGAAAGCGGGCGATCTCACGTTGTATGAACATAAGCGGGATGAGTTCTGGACGTGGGTGAATAGCTGGGCCGTGTGCATCCAGCGCCCGAGCGATCTGGGCTTTTCCGACGAAGGGTATGACCTGCCGCCCATCACCGTGCGCTGGCACTGTGTAGAGGCCGACATCGCCGACACTGAGCCGGAAAGCAATGGTCAGGGGCGCCTCATCCGCAACACCGCGCTCGGCGTGGTAGAGGCCAGCCGCGAGAAGCGCCGGACGCTCGACGTCCGCATCGCCAAGGCCGCCGAGATCGTAGCTGCCGCTCCGGAAGATCATTTCATCATCTGGCACGATCTGGAAGATGAGCGCCGCGCCATCGAAATTGCCCTGCCCACCTGTGAGACGGTTTTCGGGTCGCAAAAGCTGGACGTGCGGGAAGAGATTGTCGGCAGGTTCGCCGATGGCGATCTCGCCCTCATCGGCGCAAAGCCGATCATGCTCGGCGGTGGCGTCAATCTTCAACGCCATTGCCACCGCGAGATTTTCGCCGGTGTCGGGTTCAAGTTTCGCGATTTCATCCAGGCGATCCACCGCGTCCAGCGCTTCGGCCAGGCGCACCCGGTCGAGATCGACATCATCCACGCCGAAACAGAGCGAGAGGTCGTTCGCGACCTTCAGGAGAAGTGGGCGCGTGATGAAGAGTTCCGTACGACCATGTCGGACCTCATCCGTGAGTATGGCTTGAACCACGCCGCGGCTGCCGAGAATGTGAAGCGCTCCATCGGCTGCGACCGGCGGGAAGCGAGCGGCGAAGGCTGGACGCTGGCGCATAACGACTGCGTCGCGGAGGCGCAGCGGCTGGAGGAAGGGTCGCTCGACCTAATCGTCACATCGATCCCCTTCGCCAACCACTATGAATATACGCCGAGCTATAATGATTTCGGCCACACCGACGACAACGCGCATTTCTTCGCGCAGATGGATTTCCTGACCCCCGAGCTATACCGCGCGCTCGCCCCCGGTCGGCTCGCCTGCATCCACGTCAAGGACCGGATCCTGTTCGGCTCTGTCACGGGCGAAGGTGTGCCCACAGTATCGCCTTTTCATGCCGAGACGCTGTTCCACTTCATGCGCCACGGCTTCCAGTTCATGGGCATGATCACGGTCGTCACCGACGTAGTCCGCGAAAATAATCAGACCTATCGCCTGTCATACAGTGAGATGCTGAAGGACGGCACCAAGATGGGCGTGGGCAGTCCGGAATATGTGCTGCTGATGCGCAAGCCCCAAACGGACCGCAGTCGCGGCTATGCGGACCGCCCCGTCGCGAAAAGCGCTGACGACTATAGCCTGGCGCGGTGGCAGATCGATGCGCATGCCCTCTGGCGATCGAGCGGCGAGCGCCCTCTCACCATCCCGGAGCTGTGGGAGGTTTCGGACCGGTTTGCGAACATGGCGACTGGCCGTCTGGCAAAGCGGTTTCGAGAAGAGAGCCGGGACATCATCTACAGCTTCAAGGCCCATGTGGCGATCGGCGAGGAAATCGAAGCGCGCGCAGGCAACGATGCGCGCGGGAAGTTGCCACGCACCTTCATGGCCATGGATCCGGGCAGCCATCACCCTGACGTATGGGATGACGTGGTGCGCATGCGCACGCTCAATGCCAACCAGGTTCAGAAGGGTCGGGAAAAGCACGTCTGCCCGCTCCAGTTCGACATCGTCGACCGGCTGATCGAGCGATATTCCGCCAGGGGCGAACTCGTCTACGATCCGTTTTGCGGCCTGGGCACTGTTCCCATGCGCGCGATCTTGTCCGGGCGCCGTGGTGCCGGGAGCGAGTTGAACCCTGACTATTGGGCGCACAGCGTCACCTATCTGCGCGAGGCGGAAGCGCAGAAGGCGGTGCCGTCCCTGTTCGACCTCCTTGATCTGGAGCAGGCGGCATGACCGCCGCAACAGGCAGGCACCCGCCCCGCGACTATGGTGGACCACAGCACCGCATTGCCAAGCCAGTCGGGCGGCGCGGCGGCGTCGTGCTGATGCCGGGGCACGCTGCGCGCGAGCAGGGTCGAACCTTATTCCCCTCGACGGTCGTCCACGCATCCCAGTCTCCTCGCGTGCTGATCGACGGCATCAACCAGCGCAAGATCGGCAGGAAGGTGACCAAAGGACGGTGGACAGGGATGCGTATCTTCACCCTGACGCTGGAGGAGCGCGCAACCTGCCCGCGCGCCTGCCAGCAGTGGGACAGCTGTTATGGCAACAACATGCCCTATGCACGCCGCCATATCGGCGGAGCCGAGTTTGAGGCGAAGCTGGACGCGGAGTTGATGGCATTGAACCGCCGTCACCCGCGCGGTTTCGTCGTGCGCCTGCACATTCTGGGCGACTTCTACAGCCTTGCCTATGCCCGGTATTGGCAGGTCGCGCTCGACCGGTTCCCGGCCCTTCGCGTCTTTGGATACACAGCCCATGCGCCGGAAAGCGAGATTGGGGCGGAGCTGCTGCGAGCATCGCTCGATCGCTGGGATCGGTTTGCCCTGCGCTTTTCCGGCGCTGGCCTTCACGCCCTGGGCGCTGAAACAATCGAGCGCGACGAGACGACGCCTCACATCATCTGCCCCGCCCAGACCGGCAAGACCGACTGCTGCGCAACGTGCGCGCTGTGCTGGGGCACTGACCGCACCATCGCCTTCCTTCGCCATTGAAAGGACCACCTATGCCCGAAGTCGATACCCTCGAACGTCCCGCCGCTACCGACACATTGCGGGTCGACCGTGACACGTTGCTGGCAGCGACACGCGCCGTCAGTCAAACGGTGGAGCGTCGCAACACCATCCCGATCCTGTCCAACGTGCATTTGCGCGCCGAAAACAGCCTTTTGACCGTCACGGCGACGGATCTGGATCATTGGTCATCGCGGACGATAGATTATGCCGGTCCGACAATCGACACGACGGTCGAAGCCGAACGACTGATAACAGCGTTGAGCACGCTACGGCCGGGCGCCATCGACATCAGCTACGTCCAGGGCGCGGTCACGATCCGACAGGGTCGGTCCACGCGCAAGCTGATGACCCTGTCAGCCACTGACTTCCCGCCCTCAAAGCCGGCCGCCGATGCAACGAGATTCTCCATGGATGCCGCGCCCCTGCACCGCATCCTCGATGTCGCCCGCGTCTGCGTCAGTTCCGAGCAGACGCGCTACTATCTCTGCGGCGTATTCGTGGAGGTGGTAGAAGGCAACATCGTGATGGCCAGCACCGACGGCCATCGCGTAATTCAAGTGACACACCCTGCCCCGGCTGGCGCCGCCGGTGCGCCAGACTGTATCATCGGTACAAAGGCTGTCGGCCTCATATGCAACCTTCTTGAGGATGCGCCAGAGGGCGCACAGGCAGAGCTCGCCCTGTCGGGCAGCAAATTCGAAATTAAGGTCGGCCGGTCTATCATTTCCGGCAAGCTCGTGGATGCATCCTATCCTGCGTATCGCCGCGTGTTCCGCTTCGATCATGCCAGCCGCATGTCGATCCAGGCGGGCGAGTTTGACCGGGCGGTTCGTGCCGCAGGCAGTGCATCTGACGGCATGACGCGCGCCGTCCGGCTCGAACTGACACGCGATCATTGCGAGGCGTCCGGCACGGCACAGGATGGCGGCAGGTCCATCGAGCCAATGGACGGCGAATATGTTGGTGACGACCTCACGACCGGCATCAACCTCACATACGCCCAGTCGATCGTCAAAATGTTCGGTCCGATCCCGAAGGTAGAACTCGGCTTTGGCAGGGCGCCCAGCGATCTGATCCTCATCACCAGTGACGACCGGCCGGGCGTGATCGCCGGCGTCATGCCCATGCGCGCGTAAGGAGGAAGCGATGACAACATATACCGTAGACGTGACCGTCGAAGAGATGCTCGAGGTCCTGCAGAATGCCTGCGACCGTCGGGCCATCGCGAGTTTCGATGAGCTGCCAAAGTACCTCGAATTAGAAGTCGAGGCCCGGATTGGCACTGACCTGTTCCACGACGAGGCTGTCAACCTGGGTTATGTCCACGAGGACGACGCGTTGGACGGACTTGATCCGAACTTGCGCGATCTTACCGATGGCCTGCGATGCCTGCTCGAAGGTGACCGCCTTATGGCATCCGCGCTATTCTCCCGCGCCTTCGATGCGTGGCCTGACGCTGCTCGCGCCGTCGAAGATGTGCTGATGAGTAGGACTGTACGCGACCGCCGCCAGGGCGCTCTGGCATTGGCGGTCTGACATGCCACGGCGTCCACCATCGGTGACGAACGCGCGTCGCTACGCGCCGACGCAAGAGAAGCTGCCGCCTATCGGTGACGCGGAGCTAACCCTGCGCATTTGTGCCTACCGTGATGGGTGCGGTCGCCTGCGCGACGCTATCCGCAGGTTGGTGGAGCGCACGGCCGAGCGGCTGGATATCCCGGCCGACCACGCCGACCGGCCCATTGTGTTCGCCCGCGCATATCTCGGCATGGAGATCAGCGAGTGACGAGTGAGCCGGACCATGTGGAGCGCATGCGGCTGGAGGATGTCATCGCCCTTTGCCGCAAGCGCATGGAGCGGGCCGAGGCAAAGCTGCGCGCCGCAGTCACGGAAGACGACGAGGCTACGGCAGCGCTGATCATGGCCCAGGGTGACCTCGCTCGCTGGGACGTAGAACATCCCGACCCGCAGGGGTCACTATTCCCGGAGGGAAACACCAATGTCTGACGTTCGGGAGGTATGGCTTCCAGTCCCTGATTATGAGGGCCTGTACGAAGTCAGCAACTTGGGCCGGATACGTCGAGATCTGGAAGCACCTGCCCGCTCTTTGGGCGTTCCAGGCAAATGCATCGCGCCGGTTCTCACCGGTCGATACCTCATCGTTTCCCTCTCAAACCGGGGCGTGGTCAAGACGTGTCGCCTTCACCGGCTTGTTCTAACCGCTTTCTGCGGCGCTGAGCCGTTTGAGGGGGCTCAGGCCTGTCACAACGATGGCGACCCCGAGAACTGCGCATTGAGCAATCTGCGCTGGGGTACCGGCGTCGACAACCAGCATGATCGCATTCGGCATGGCACTGATATCAGGGGCGCTGACGTGTTCGGCGCAAAGCTTGACGATGATCGCGTCACGCAAATACGCCGCCGCCTCGAAAAAGGTGAGGTCAGCCGCACGATCGCTGAAGATTACGGAGTTTCCGTGTCCACCATCAGCCTAATCCGACGTAATCGAATTTGGAGACACGTAGCATGAGCGAAGGAAACGTAGCAGCTGACCAGTTGCGTTTATTGGTCGAGCGCATCGAAAGACTTGAATCGGAAAAGAAGGGTGTCGGTGACGACATCAAGGATGTCTACCTGGAGGGCAAGGCGACCGGCTACGATACGAAGATCATGCGCCAGATCATCAAGCTGCGCAAAATGCAGCCGCATGACCGGCAGGAGATGGAAGCCATCCTCCAGACCTATCTTGTTGCGCTGGGGATGGAATAGGCCACCGTGGCAGCATCATGGTTCAAAGCGCCGCGCACGACGAGCGGGCGAAAGCGATCGGCTACCGCTGGCATGGCAGAACGGCCCGTCCAGCGCGGCGCCATCCGCCTCCTCGCCATGCAGCGCATCGAGGCTGTGGCCGTTCCGAACGGCGCGCACCTTGCGGGCGATAAGCTGGCGCGCATCAAGCAGATGGCGGCGCTGCGCAAGGATGGCCTGCGCCCCGGCTTTCCCGACCTGATCCTGTTTGGCCGTCGGCAGCTGCAAATCGGCTTCATCGAGGTGAAGCGGGAGATCGGCAACGACCTGTCGGACGATCAGGAAGACTGGCGTGACATGCTTGTCGGCTGGGGCTTCCCCTGGGCGATGATACGCCAGCCGGAAGAGGCGCTTGATGCGGTGCGCGAGTGGGGATGGATCAAGTGAGTGTCATCGCGTCTGCATTGAAGCATATGCTCGCCGCAGGGATGCCTGCGGACGCGATCGTTGCAGCCGTGGCTGAAATGGAAGCCAGCATGGCCGTTCCATCAGATCCCGTGGCCGAAAAGCGCCGTGAATACGACCGTAATCGTAGGCGCGAAGAACGTGCGCGGGCGAAGCTGTCCACCGGACATCCGGTGGAGTCCGCCGACAAAGCGGACATTGCGGACAAGACCCCCTCTCCCGCCCCCTCCCCCTTCCTTCCCCCAAACCCCCAACCAACCCCCGCCCCCACCCACACCCCCGCGAAATCCGCACCCACGCGCAAGGGCACCCGGTTGCCGGATGATTGGGTGCCGGATCCAGTTATCGGTCCCACCGCCGACATGGTCGCTGGTTGGCCGCCAGGAGCGGTGGCGCGGGAACTGGAGAAGTTCCGGAATTACTGGATCGCCAAGCCCGGCAAGGACGGCGCGAAGACCAGCTGGCAACGAACATGGATCAACTGGCTAATACAGGCCGACGACAGGATTGGACGAAATGAACGCTCAAACCGCCATCAGTACCAGGACCGCGGCGGCAATCAGCTGGTCGGAGCCGGACTTGCCTTCGAAGCTGAACACGCTGCTCGATCAACGTCTTGGCCTCAATGACCTGCCTGTTGTCGGCCCGGTCAGCGCAGGCTATTTGCGCGCTTACGTCGCGGCGGCCGTGCCGCCGCAAGCGACCGAGTATCAGGTCAATCAGATGATGACCCGTGTCGCCAACATGATGCCCAGCCCGCGCGGCCTCACTCGGGAGCAGGCTGACGAGCGGATGATGCTGTACCGCCGCACTCTCAGCCGTCATGCATTGCCCGACCTTCAGGCTGCCTTCGATGTCATCCTGCGCCAATGCCGCTTTTTCCCGACCGTCGCGGAGATCGAAGAGATCGTCGCGCCGATCCGGGCAAAGCGCATGGCTCGCGCCAACCGGGCCAGCATGATTATCATGAAGCACGAGCGCGAATGGAAAGAACCCCAGCCGCTTCTGACGGCCGATGAAGCGGCGCGGCTGGGTCGCATCCTCGCCTCGCCTCTGGCGGGCGATGGTGAACAGCGGTAAGAACAAGAGAAGAACGGAGCGAGCATCATGGGTCGACGTCGGGCGGCAGCGAAGAGGCAAGAGCGGATCAATCACAACATCGTCGGTCCAACCGGCGAGCAGATGAGGCATGCGCAATATGGGCTGCAGGACATCGTCGACACGGTGCCCGGTGGCAAGTCCATCACCATTGGCAAGGCATACCGCCGGGAACCCTATTTCGAGGAGTTGGCGCGTCGAGAGGCAACAGGCATCAGCGCCGATGACCTGCGGTGCCTGCGCTACTATCGCAACCGCTATGAGGCAAGTCAGCGGTCGCCGGTTCGCTCGGTCCTCAACCGCGATGCTGGTGGTGGTCTGGGTGAAGGCCCTATGCTTGCCGCCCTCATGTCATCATCGGACCATCAGTTTCTTGAGGTCGGCATTGGCGCCCTCGTCCACACGCTCCGCGCCGTGGCGCTGGAGGACAAGAGCTATGCCCAGGTCGCAATAGCGCGATGGGGAAGCAGAGAGCAGCAGTGGATCGTCAAGGGCGAGTTCAAGACCAAGATCGTACCGAAGTCTGGTAGGCATGCGGGCATCATCCGCGAGGAGTTCCTGCAGGCGCTGGCGCGCCTGACGACCTGCGCATTGCCCTACATTCGAACTGGATAGGGTATTGCGCCGGGGTGCCACCTGTGGCACATATCACGGCATAGGAATTGCGCCCGGAGCCAGACGGCTTTCGGGCGCTTGTCATATCCGGAGCACATTATGTGATCCAAGCGCCCTCACCTGCTGATCAGATGGAACGGCTTGCAGGCGAGTTGCATATGCTGGCCTTCGACATGCGTGAGCCGTCGCGGTCCATCGGTCGGGCGGAGCGGATCATCAGCGAGGTGGAGCGCATTGTGTCTGAGGCACGGGCCGTGGTGCGCGGGAGGGGCTGACGTCGCCGAGTATTCAAATCGTGGCGCCCAGCCCTGCCACCAGCAGGCGGATGGCGTAACATTGTTGCGCGACGACGTAACGAACCACCCCACCCCTTGGGTCCTTTCCGGCCAATGAGGAAGTACGGGGGGCAAAGGCTCAGAAGCTCGCTAGCCACAAAAACCGCCTTAGTTCTTCCTCCCTCAAGTAATAAACTACGGTTTTATGCGGGTTTCACAGTAATCGACCAGGGAAGCGCATGGACATCGACCTGAACGAGCCGACCCGGCCGCACCTCGCCGCCCTGTTTGGATGCTCAAGTCGCTGGATCGGTGAATTGCGGTCGAAGGGCGATCTTCCCGCCGACGGCGCGAGCTGGGCTGAGAACCTTGAAGCCTACGTCAACATCAAGATCGGGCGGCATGATCCCGATAGCCTCGACCTGGAATCGGAGCGCGCCCGCCTCGCCAAGGAACAGGCAGATGGCAAGGCGATGGATAACGCCGAGCGCCGCAAGGAGCTGGCGTCGCGCACTGACATGATCGCCGCCGGCGCAGGCGTCATCATCATGGCCGTGTCCCGGCTTCAACAGATCGGCGCGCAGGTTGCCCAGGGTGACACGAAACTGCGCAAGAGGATCGAAACCGCCATCAATGACGTGCTGACAGATCTCAGCATGACGCGCATCGAGGAGGCGGTCGGCGGGGGCTTGGATGACGAGGAAGCCCCAGGAGACGAAGGCGACTGAGGCATTGCGGGTCACGAGCGTCGATGGCGCGATCGTTGCCCAGCACTGGCTTTCAGCGTTCGCACCAAAGATCAGGCCGAAGCTGTCGCAGTTCATGTGCGACCATGCCAGATCGGACGACGGCGCCAAAATCCGGCCGTTCCCTTTTCAGTCGGACATGGCGGATGCCTTTACCGACCCGGAAACATCGCAGGTATCGGTCCGCAAGAGCAGCCGGATCGGCTATTCGACCATTCTGCAATCCTTCGTCGCATGGCGCATCAAGTATGATCCGGCGCGCACGCTCATTTACCAGCCGACGATCGATGACGCTGAAAAGTTCAGCCGCGACGATCTCGATCCGGTGCTTCAATGGCCCGTGGTTCGAACGGTCGCACAGTTCAAGCCGCGGCATTCGGACAACCAGATCCGCGCAAAGCGGTACAAGGGCGGCTGGATACAGATCAAGGGCGCGAACAGCCCGAAAGAGTTTCGGCGCGTCACATCCGACGACGTCTTTCTGGAAGAATGTGACGGTTATCCGTGGGCCTCAAAGGAGGAAGGCGACCCGGCCCGTCTTGCCTATAAGCGCAATCTGACATCACCCCGGCGCTTCAGTGCGGCTGGCTCGACGCCCAAGGTCAAAGGCTTCAGCCGCATCGATGCGATGTTCGAGCAGGGCAGCCAAGAATATCGGTACGTCCCCTGCCCCGATTGCGGCCACATGCAGACGCTGGTTTTCGGCGACGGCACAGGCCCTGGCATCAGGTGGGCACCGAGGGAAAATCCGACCCGCGCTTGGTATCAGTGCGAGAACGGCTGCGAAATTTCCGAGGCTGAGAAGCCTTGGATGGATGAGAATGGCGAGTGGCGCGCACATAATCCAGGTGCCTTCCCTCGTCACCGCTCGTTCCACATCTGGGCCGCCTACAGTCAGCATCCCGGCGCCGCATGGCTGGAGATCGCCCGCGAGTTCATGGAGGTCCGCAAGGATCCCAACCTGCTCCGCACCTTCGTCAATCAGGTTCTGGGAGAGGCATGGGCCGAGCGCGGCGAGGCACCGGAATGGCAGCGTCTCTATGACCGGCGGGAGAAGGGTATGCGATTGGGCACCCCGCCAGCATGGGCCGGACTGCTAATTGGCGCGGCAGATGTCCAGCGGGGCGGCGGTGGTCGCATCGACATGGACATCTGGGCATTTGGGCCAGGCAAGAAGCGCGCGTTTGTCGAGCGTGTGGAAGTTTTCGGCCCGATTGCCGACAAGCGCACTTGGGCCAAGCTCGATCAGGAAGTCGCTCGAACTTGGGAAGCGGAAGACGGTCGTCAGTTGAGGCTCGCGCGAGTGGCTGTCGATTCCGGAGACGGCGAGAATACCATGGAGGTCTATCAGTGGGCGCGCCGCCATCCTGGCTTTGCCATGGCAGTGAAGGGGCGCGAAAGCATCGCCGCACAGCAGGCGATCGGCTCGCCCACCTGGCAGGATGTCACTGTCAACGGCCGCAAACTGAAGCGCGGCGTCCGCCTGTGGAACATCGGCACGTCGATGTTGAAAATGGAGCTCTACGGCCAGCTTGGACTGGATAAGCCTGTCGACGGCGAAGAGTATCCGGACGGCTACATTTACCTGCCAGACGGGCTTGGTGATGAATGGATCAAGCAGCTGGTCGCTGAAGAACTTCGGTTCGTGAAGCTGCGCAACGGCGGTGTGCGTCGTGAATGGCACAAAGTTAGGGATCGAAACGAAGCGCTCGACAACGCCATCTATGCCCGCGCCATCTCTGTCAGTCTGGGCATTGATCAATGGAAGCCTAAGCAGTGGGCGCGGGCCATGGGCGAGCATGTCGTTCCAAGGGGCACAGATGCCGACGGGCGGAATGCTGATCCCTCCGCTGAGCCTACCGCAACACAGCCCAACAAACCCAAAACCGAGCGCCGCGTGAAGCCGCGCCGGGATAACCCTTACACGAGCAGGAGGCGGTAGCATGACGACCTGGACCACGTCCGACCTCGTAACGGTCCGATCTGCCATTGCCTCCGGCCTTCGCTCTGTGACTTTCGCCGACGGCCGCAAGACTGAATATCAGTCACTGGATCAACTGCTTGCCGCAGAGCGGGTCATCGAAGCTGCGCTGAAGATGCAGGCGCAGGCGGTGGGCGGGATTAATCGGCGTCGCACACCCTACTATCGAAACGGTCTGTAATGCCGAGCTTTATCGACCGCCTACTAGGCCGCGGCGGCAAGGATAGTGCGGATGCGGGCAAAGCAAAGCCCGTCCGCCAGCGCATTCGCACGGCTCAACGCGCAGAATATGACGGCGCGACCGTTGGCCGTCGCGCAGCTGGATGGCGTCGCACCCGGCTGGACGCAAATGGCGAGCTGACCCCGGCCACCCAAATGGCGCTGCGCGGGATTGCCCGTGATCTCGATCGAAACAATCCCTGGGCAACCTCGGGCGCAAACAAAATTGCCGAGCATATTGTGGGCACGGGCATCACGTTTCAGGTCTACCGCAATGGTGTGGTCGACACGGTTCTGAACGACCTGGCGCGCAAGCACTTCGATACTACCAATTGCGACGCGGCCGGACGGCAAGACCTCTATGGCATCCAGTTGCAGGCAGCGCGGACGATCGTTGTCAGTGGCAGCGTGCTGCTGCGCCGTCGGTGGCGTCGAAAGAGTGACCGCCTCCCCCTGCCCATGCAGCTTCAACTGCTGGAGCCTGACTATATCGACGGCTCGCGCCATGGGCCGATGGCAGCGTCGCCCGGCACCACTGCCGGGTATTTCGTCCATGGCATCCAATTCAGCCCGCTCGGGCGTCGCGAAGGCTATTGGCTGTATAACACGCATCCGGGTTCGACGCGGCCCAGCGATAGCGCGTCTACCTATGTTCTCGATCGTGACGTTGCCCACGTCTTCCGTGCCGACCGGCCCGAGCAGGAGCATGGCGCAACGTGGTTCGCGCCAGTCATCCTCAGGCTGAAGGACTTCGGGGATTACGAAGACGCGCAACTGACGCGCCAGAAAATCGCCTCTGCCTTCGCCGGCTTTGTCAGCGGTGACGATGACGGTCAGTTCCCTGGCATCGGCAATGATGAAGACGACGAGGACGACCCCGCTGACCGCGAACCGCTAGACTTCGTTGAAAGCGGCACGGTCCAATATCTGCGTCCAGGCGAAGAGATAACCTTCCCGTCGCCACCTACTGTCGACGGTTACATGGACTATTCCCGCGTGTCGCATCTTGCGATCGCCGCGGGGCTCGGTGTGCCAGTAGAAATACTGACAGGCGACCTATCTAAGGTCAGTTTCATTTCGGGCAGACTGGGTCGCCTGACATTCAAGCGTTCGGTGGACACATGGCAATGGCTCATGTTCATCCGGCAATTCTGCGCCTCAGTAGAACGCTGGTTCATCGAAGCGGCTGAGATGGAGGGGCACGACGTAACCGGCGTCTCCATGCGCTGGACGCCTCCCAAGCACGAGATGCTAGACCCGGCCAGTGAAGTGCCCGCGAACCGTGACGCGGTACGGTCTGGGCAGAAAACGCACAGTCAGGTCATCCGCGAGAATGGCGATGACCCCGACACCTTCTTCGCTGAGCTGGCGGCCGACATGAAGCGGCTCGATGACCTGGGCATCATTCTAGACAGCGACCCGCGTCGCGTCACCCAGGTCGGCAACTCTGTGCAGATACCAAATGCGGATCAGAGGAACCCTGCGAAATGATCGAAATCCTGATTTATGGGATCGTCGGCGATGAATGGGACGGCCTGGACGCTAAGACCATCTTCGCCCTGATCGCCGGCGGCGACGGAGATATCGTCGTTCGCATCAACTCGCCGGGCGGCTACGTCATGGAGGGCCTTGCCATCTTCAACGCCATTGTCGGCGCGAAGGCGGCGGGACGGAAGGTCACTGTCCATATCGACGGCCTTGCCGCCTCGATGGCATCGGTGATCGCCATGGCGGGCGATGAAATCATCATGGCCGACAACGCGCTGATGATGATTCACAATCCCTGGGATGTTGCGATCGGCGATGCGCGGGAACTGCGCGCCGCAGCTGACAAGCTCGATATCATCCGCGATCAGCTGGTGCGCATCTATTCGGGTCAGACCGGCATTTCCGCCGAAGATCTGATCGCGATGCTCGATGCGGAGACCTGGCTCACATCCGAGCAGGCCCTCGAGCAGAATTTCATCACGTCCGTATCGGAAGCGTCGAGCGCTTCCGCCTGCGACGTCAAAGCATTCGGGTTCAAGCATGTGCCCGATAGCCCGCTCATCTCCGCAATGGCGATGGCGCGCACCACCCCGACGGCGCCCGCGCCAAAGACCAAGGACAATTCCATGAACCTTTATCAGACCCGCGCGGCGCTGGTTGCCGCGATCGCCAAGTTCCAGAAGGACGGCGGCACCCAGGAAGAGATCGACAAGATCCGCAATTCCGCCATAGCGCTCGACGCGAAGGACGCCCTGCCCGCCACCGGCGCGCTGGCAATGTCGCCGGCGACCACGCCGACCGACACCTCGGTGACCGCCCTCACCGCCGCCGATGTCCAGAACGCCGTCGCCACCGAACGCGCCCGTGTTGCCGGCATCCGCAATCTCGGCACCAAGCACGGGATGGAGGCCGCGTTTATCGATGAATTGATCAATTCCGACACGACGCTTGCCGTCGCTCGGGAAAAGATCCTCGACAAGCTCGCTGAACAGGGCGACGCTGCTAATATCGGCCATAACAGCCCCGCCCGAGTCACCACCGACCAGCGCGAAAAGTTCATCGAAGGCGCAACCAACTGGATCCTCGTGAAGGCCGGAGTCGCGCCCATGATCGAGCAGGCTGCCGCCGCGCGCGGCGAAACCTTGCGCATCGATCCTGGCGAGTTCCGCGGCGTGCGCAACGTAGATCTGGCACGCGAAGCCCTGTCGAACATGGGCGTCAACATTGCATCGCGCGATCCCGATGCAATCGTGCGGGAAGCAATGACTGCACGGGGCGCAGTGATCACACAGACGACCAGCGACTTCCCCGTCCTGTTCGAGAATGCGATCCATCGCACTCTGCAGGCCGCCTATGCGATCACGCCGGACACCTGGTCGCGCTTCTGCGGCACCGGTACGGTAACGGACTTCCGTGACCACAGCCGCTACCTGCGTGGCAGCTTCGGCGTGCTCGACAACGTCAACGACGCTGGCGAGTTCAAGAACAAGCCGATCCCCGACCTGGCCAAGGAGAAAATCCGCGCGACCACCAAGGGGAACATCATCAACCTGTCGCGCCAGGCGATCGTCAATGACGATATGGAAGTGTTTTCCGGCCTCGCCGTCGATCTGGGGCGTGCCGCAAAGCTGACGATCGAAATCGATGTCTATGCGCTGCTCAACTCCAATCCATTGATGAACGATAACGTTGCCCTGTTCCACGCGAGCCATGGCAATCTTGCCGGCGCGGGTGCCGCGCCCAGCATGGCCGCATTCGATGCGATCGATGCAGCTATGGGTGCGCAGAAGGATATCAGCGGAAACGAGTATCTTGAAATCACGCCTAGCGTGCTGCTGGTGCCCCGTGGCCTGCGCGGCGCCGCATTGACGATCAATGGCAGCGAATACGATCCCGATGCCGTCAACAAGCTCCAGAAGCCCAATATCGTGAAGGGCATGTTCAGCGACATCGTGGCGACGCAGCGGATCACCGGCACGGCTTATTACGCCTTTGCGGATCCGAACGTTGCTCCGGCGATCGAGGTTGTGTTCCTCAACGGGGTCACCGAGCCCTTCACCGAAAGTCAGGACGGCTGGAGGGTCGATGGCGTCGAATGGAAGGTGCGGCACGACTATGGCGTTGGCGCGGTGAACTACCGCTCCGCTTACAAGCAGCCGGGGGCATAACCGTCGGGGGACATTGAGGCGATGGCGGACGCGACTTCGGTCGCGCCGGCTATACCAGGAGACCATCCATGAAGTTCATCAAACTTACCACCGCCGCTCACGTCAACGGCGTGTTGCGTCATCCGCATGAGGGTGTCCTGCATGTCTCCAATGAGGAGGCGGAGCGCGTCATCGAAAATGGCGGCGCGATCGATGTGTCGGATGATTTTTCCGACCAGCAGGACGAGGAAGCGCCTGCAGAATCCATCACCACCGATGCCGACAGGGGCGCGCCAAACCGGCGTGCTGCCAAGCCTGCGGCCGAAACCGCAAAGGAGTAAGCCGCGATGGCACGCAACTATGTTCAGCCGGGGGAAACCCTGACCTTCACCGCACCGTACGCCGTCGCAGCAGGCGGCGGCTTCCTGGTTGGCGTTCAATTCGCCGTTGCCCTGACCGATGCCGCCAATGGCGCCTCGGTTGAAGGTCGGGTCAAGGATGTCTGGGACCTTACAAAGGCAACTGGCGAAGCCTGGACGGCGTTCGCCAAAGTCTATTGGGACAATACCAATAAGCGCCTTACGACCACGTCGGCGGGCAACACCTATGTTGGCGTATCGGTCCAGGCGGCCGCGTCCGCCGATACCGTCGGGCGCGTCAAGCTCAACGGCACTCCCGCATAATGCCCGATCCGTTCGCTTCGGCGCTGGACGCCATATTCACGGCGCCTGGCTCCGAAGCGGCGGAACACACCTCCATTTTCGGGGTGAAGACATCTGGCGTCCGCGTAATCAGGTCGCGCAACGACCAGTTGGCGCGGCTCGGCGACGCACCCATCATCACCGGCACGCACCTTATCGAAGTCCGCAAATCCCAGCTGCCGGAACTGCGCGAAGGCGATACGATCATCGTCGGGCAGATCGGAGAAGATGATATCTTCACGCCGGTAGAGGAACTGGTTTTGACCGGGGAGCCCGTGGGAGATACCGAGAATCTGACATGGACGATCGGTGCAGAGCCGGTTGATGCATCGCGATGAGGATCACCGCTGAATATCGGCCCGGTTCGCTCACCAAGCTGCTGGACGTCATCGAGGGCGAGATCGCTGATGATGTCACCCAGATCATGCGCGAAGAAACGCGTGATCTCACCATGGATTATCGCCAGCAAGTGCGTGACGCGGGCATGGGCAGTCGCCTCGCCAACACATGGCGCGCAGAAGTCTATCCAATGGGTGGGCGGTCACTCAATCCGGCGGGCTATATCTGGTCGAATGCGCCAGCCATTATCGACGCCTTTGCGCGAGGCGCACATGTTCGCCCGGTCAACGGCGCGAAGTGGCTGTGGATACCGACCAAAAGCGTACCGCGTCGCCGCCGCGCTGGCGCATACGTGTCATCGATCGGAAAGCGCGCGCATGGCACGGCAATGACGCCCGAGGAGGTAGAGCTGCATTTCAATGCGGAACTTCGACTGGCGTTTGAGGGTGGCAAGGGCTTTGCTTTCATTGACGTCGTATCGGGCCTGCAAGGCGGCTATCGTCCTGCCACGGCAGGCAGGCTCAAAGGTCGCCGCGGCTTAGCGCCACGTCGCCAAAAGCCCGTGCTGATGTTCACACTCGTGCGCGGCGTGAAGATGCCCAAGCTCTTGGACCTGCAAGGCCCGGCGGACAAAGCGGCCGCCCGTGTCGCGCAACGTATTCGTTCACGTTGGGGATGATCGATGTCGAAACGTCATGATGTCGATCAGGCCGTGAAGGCGATGCTGAAAGCTGCCTGCGTCGCTTATGACGTGATTGCGCTGGAAGATGGCCAGGAACGACCGCAGCGCATATCGCCATTTGGCACCGTTTTCATGCGCGATGGGGATCCCGGCGAACCTGATATCGACCTGTCACCGCCAACCTATCACTACAACCAACGCATCCCGATCGAGATCGCGGCCTATAAATCCTCCGAGCCCCTGCGCCTGGTGCTAGACCGCATGGCCGGGGCCATCGGTGCAGCGGTCGCCGCCGACCGCTTCCTTGGCGGGGCGGTGGATTATCTTGATGTCACGGCGATGGAATTGACCGGGCTGTCTGCCTCCGCGCCGGGCGCCCAGACGCAGATGGGCGGGATGTTCGAAATCGTCGCCAGCTACCACACCACAAACCCCCTTATTTAAGGACGGAGAGCAACATGGGTTACGCACAGGGCATTAACGCCGTCATGCATGTCGGGTTTGAGACCACGCCCGGTGTTACACCCTCGACCGGCTTCCACAAGGTTCCGTTAGTCAGCCATAGTTTGGGCGAAGAGCGTCCGCTGATTGAGGATGATCAGCTTGGCTTTGGCCGTGACGGCCTGGACCCGGTCTATGACGTCGCCACCAATGACGGCGATGTCGTCGTTCCAGTCGATCACCGCGCCTTCGGCCTATGGCTGAAATTGTTCTTCGGCGCGCCGTTCACCACGACGGTGAGCACTGGCCGCTACCAGCATGCCTTCACGTCCGGCGCTGGCTCGCTCCCGTCCTGCTCGATTGAAATCGGCAGCCCGGAAGTCCCATCCTATTCGGTCAACTATGGGGCGATGGTAAATCAGATCCGTATCGCCATGGCGCGATCGGGGATGCTCAATGCCACCCTGTCGATGATCGCCCAGGGCGAAACGGATCTGATGTCGACAAGCGTAGCAGGCACGCCAACCACTTTCGTCAACAATCGGTTCATGCAAGCCACTGGCCAGATTGCGATCGATGGCGAAGTCATCGGCAATATCGTTTCAGCGGACATCTCGATCAGCAACGGCCTCGACAAGGTAGAGGTCATCAAAGCTGATGGCCGCATCGATGGCGCGGTTCCCGGCGTCACCATGGCGCAGATCCGGTTCACGGCGCGCTTCAAGAGCCTCGATCTACACAACAAGGCAACCTCGGGCACGCCCGTCGAGATCACAGACCTTGGCTGGGGCGAGGGCCTCAACGGCCTGCGCTTTCGATTCCCTCGCGTGTTCCTGCCCCGCGTGAAGCGGCCGATCACGACGCCGCGTGGCATCGTGCAGGACTTCAACTGCCAGGCCAGCGGCAAGGGCGGCAACAAGATCTTCGCGACGCTCAGCAACGACGTCGCGGCCTACTAAGGGAGTAAGACATTGAGCGACACCCCTATCGAAAATGCGGATGCCCCGGCAGTCGAGGCCCCGCCTTCTGTCGTCGACATCAACGAAACCCCACGGGAAGCGCTGGCGAAAATCCGTGTGGTCGATGCGGGCACCGGCACACGCATCGACAAGGTCATCTTCGCCGACGCCATGGCCGGCAAGGTCAAGCGCTACGCGGTCGAGAATGGCGACCTGGTGCGCGTGGATGACCGCTTCGTCATTATCGAGGAGGATCGGCAGATCAGCATCGAATGGCTGGGCAATAAAATAAGGAACAGCTTTTAGATGCTCAACCTTGCGACAGAAAAGGCAGCGTTCGAACCATGGTGGTTCACGCTGCACGATGCCATCGGGAAAACGCCTGCGGTGCGCGTGCTGTTCGCGCCTATCGGGCGGATCGCGTTGCGCGCCGCGCGACGCGCGGCCGGTGAACAATGCCAGGGCGTCGATCTGCCCGACGATGAAAATGCATCATTGCCGCCGGAACTGATCGAGGCGGCAGGCGACGCCATGTCCGAAAGTCTGCTGATGTCAGGCATCATCGACTGGGAAGGCGTTGGCGATGCCGATGGGATCAAAGCTCCAGTCACGCCTGACAATCTCCGCCTGTTTCTGGCCGACCCGATCCGGTTCGAACGGCTGGACACTGCCTATGTCCGCCCGTTCGTGCTGCGGGAACTGGAAAAAAACGGCTTAGCCGCCTCTCTGCCTGGCACTTCAGGGATCGCGGCGCACATATCTGCCGAACCGTCTGTGACGCTCGACGCAACGGACGCTGCAAGCCAGACCCGCAAGGTGAAACTGTCGAAGCGCAGACGGGCTGCCCGTACGAAGCCTACGAACCGCGAACAGAAGCAGGCGCAGGCGTCTGGGACGTAATTAGCACCTGTGGCCGTCAGCTGCGTGTCGGGTCCGCCGCCCCGTTCGGACTGGACTTCGGGGCGGCACTGGCGATGGGCGCGGCACAGGGTGCCGACATGGAATTGCTGTCCTGGGCGTTGCCGGTGATCGAGGCTCATGTCCTCGACGGAATCGCCGACGATGAACCAACAGAATGACGATCGTACGATCCTCCTGACCAAAGCGAGATGAGATGACCAGCCCTAAAGTCGCCATTCGTCTCGGGACGGAGGGCAAGGAAGATATCAAGCGCGATTTCCGCGAGGTTGGTGACGCGGCTGAGGCTTCAGCAAACCGTGCCCTCAAAGCATATGATCAGGCTGCGACAGGCTTTGAACTCGCCGATCGGCGGAGAGCCGCTGCCGCACAGAAGATAGCAGCGATCATGCCGCAGACGGCCATGCAGATGCGGATCAACGATGCGGTCGGCACCGGGTCCAGTCTGCAGGAAGGGTCGGCGCGAGCGTCCGCCGCCGCGTTCCGCGAATTGTTTGCCGAGCAGGAACGCCTGACGGCCGGCGCAGCCGCCTTGCGCGCGCAAATCGATCCGACCTGGGCTGCCCAGCAGCGGTTCAACAATGAAATGGTTGAAGCAAGAGCGCTGCTCGACGCAGGCGCGATCACGCTGGATGAATATAGCGCAAAGCTTCGGATGGAAGAGGCCGCGCTGGAAAGTGCAAGCGCCTCACAAAGCCGTCACGTCGTCACATCGGGGGCAATGCGTGCCGGGATGCAGCAGCTGGGCTTCCAGGCGCAGGATTTTGCCGTCCAGGTGATCGGCGGGACGGATGCGATCAGGGCATTCGCGATGCAGGCGCCGCAAGCGATCGGTGCCTTGCAACTGATGTCCGGCCAGGCCGAAGGCAGCAGCAGCAAATTTGCCAAGTTCGCCAGCATTCTGGGCGGCCCGGTGGGTGTCGCCATCGGTGTTGCCATTCCGCTCGCGGTCATGCTGGGGGAAAAATTCTTCAGTGTCGGCGATGACGCCGACAATGCGGCCAACAAGGTCGACCGGCTAGGCGATGCGTTGAAGCGGCTGCGGCAGGAGCAGGCCAGCCAGGGCGATATCGGCGAAGTCCTGACCAAGGTGAATGCCTTGCGCGACCAGCGCATGGTGCTGACGGTCCCGCGCGCACGCGGCGAGAGCCCGGAAAGCTACACCCGCCGTCTTGCAGAGGCGCGTGGCAAACTCGATACCCAGATCGCCGACCTTGAACAACAGATCGCATGGAACGAGGTCGCGCAGCAGGGGAAGCGCGACGCATCGGCCTACAAGGCAACCCCTGCCGCGACAAAGACACGCGCCGTGCGGGATAGCGGCAAGAAGGAAGCGATCCCCAAGAGCATCCTTGATGTTGATGCGATATGGAAATCGAATACGGCATGGGGCGTCGGACAAGAGACCGGCATCGCATCGCGCGATGCGCTAAATGCCCAAGGCGAGGCCCTGGCCGAGCGTCAGCGGATGTTCCGCGCAGCCAATGACGATATCAGCGCCGGAAATGCCCTGCTGAATGTCGAATGGGAATTGCGGGGCAAGAGCCGTCGGGAGATCGAGGCGGCGGTCGAATTGCGCCGCTATCAGCTGGAACTCGAGCGCGACGGCAAAGATCAGACGGCCGAGCAGGTCGAGCAGCTGGTCAGGGCGAAAGCCGCGCAGATTGCCTTTACCAACGTGCTGGACGACAGCAATGCGCGGCTGATGGCGATGCGGGATATCGGGTCCAATGTCGTCGATACGGTGCTGAACCCCAGCAACTGGAGCAGCTGGAAGAATGTGGCGATGAGCGCCATCAACGATGTCGTGTCAGCCATGTGGAAACTGGCGGTCATCAATCCAATCCAGAATCAGATCAGCGGCGGCAACCTGCCCACGATCGGCAGCCTGTTCGGCTTGTTTGGCGGCGGACGGGCGAAAAATGGCGGATCGGCGATCGGCAACATGTACACCCCTGCCGGATCGATGCTTCTCGGCGAGAATGGGCCGGAAATGGTCAACTTGCCGCGCGGCGCGCAGGTGATGACGGCCAGCGACACGCGCCGGGCGATGGCCGGCAACGACAACGGCTTGCAGATCCGCGTGATCAAGGGCGACCTGTTCGATGTCGAGGTGACACAGATCAGTGCCGGGGTGAGCGCGCAGACTGTGGGAGCCGCCGCGCCGATCATCGCGTCCGGCGCCAGCAACGGGGCACAACGGGCGGTGTCCAGGCGCAACAGCCGGAGGCTCGCATGATCGAGCTATCGGCCAGCGACCTGCCGGCGTCGGTTACGCCTGCCTTCGTCGATGTCGGCGGGACAGTGCGTGGCGCGACCAATGCGGTCGGCGTGCGGATCGACCGGCCTGGCGGCCATTATCGCGCGGCGATCAGCATCGGCATAGGGACGGCTACCCAACGATCCGCGCTGATCGCCGATCTGGTGCGCGGCAAGCAGGAAGGGCTGCGCACCGCCTACCCTTTGCAGGGGGTCGACCAGAGCGGATCGGGCGCACCCGTGATCGACGGCGCTGACCAGGCGGGGCGCGTCCTGTCGCTTCGCGGCCTGACGCCGGGCTATGACCTGGCCAAGGGCTTCTGGATGTCGATCGAGGATGCGACGGGCCAGCATTATCTGCACAATGTGTTTGTCGGCGGCCTCGTGGCGGGCGACGGCAAGGTGACGATCACGCTGGGCGAACATCTGCGCGTCCCGTTCGCCGATGGCGCGACGGTGCATCTGGACCAGCCCATGATCGAGGGCGACATCGCAGGGAACGACCAGAGCTGGCAACTGACACGCGGCAACCGGGTGACCGGTATCCAGTTCACGATCGAGGAAATGGCCTGATGGCAAAGCAGGATAGACAGCGGATAGAGCAAGAATTCGCATCGCAGGACGCGGAAGCGACGGCGAGGCTGAGCTATTCGATCGGCTTCGCGCAAAGTGGTCTTCAGGCGCTCACGCTGATCAACGGTGGCGCGCTGGTGGCCCTGTTCAGCTTCGTAGCTTCGGCCAGTGCCGTGACGTTCGACCTTGCGGCGCTCTGGTGGGCGTTTGGATTCTTCGCCGCCGGTCTGGTCTTTAACATTCTCGCCTATCTGGGCGCGCACCTCGCCCAGGACCGCTATTATATCGTCGCGCAATATTGCGCCTGGAATGCGCAGGACGAGATGGCGGACGCGGATGCAAGCCATGACCCTATGCCACCCTACAGGGCCGGATCGATCGCCCAGATGGCTGCGATGCTTTGCGCGATCCTGGCACTGGCAGCGTTCATCGCCGGCTGCGGCTTCGCCCTGAGCGGCGTGGCGTCGAAGTAAGTCGCGGATCCATGCGGCACGTGCGGCTGAGCGGCCTGCTGAAGCTTGAATTGCGCGACGGGCGGACAATCCGCCTGTGCGACGGGGGCTGGGTGCCTTGGGCGGGCGAAAAGTTCATCGCGCGCGATCCGACGTTCGGCATCATCGGATCGATGGAACCGTTAGAGGAAGGGGTCGGCGACGAAGTTCCCGCCTTTTCGCTGACCTTCCTGCCTGCCAGCACCGCCGCCGCGGTCGATCTGGCTGCGCCGGGGATGCAGGGGTCGCGCCTTCGGCTCTGGATCGCGGAACTGGACGATGTGACCGGACAGATCATCGGCACGCCGGACCAGCAGTTTGACGGCCAGATGGATCAGGTCCGGCTGATCACCGGGCTGCGCAAGCGTGAACTGCCGATGACCTTCGTCCCGCGGGGCGAACGCTTCTTCAATTCGAACGACGGCAACACATTGTCGTCGGCTTTCCACAAGTTCGTTTTTCCCGGCGAACTGGGCGAGGACAATGCGACCGGGCTGACATCCTCCGTCGCCTGGGGCACCGAAGCCCAGCCCGGCTCCAACGGTGCGGGATCAGTTGTCTATCCCAGTGCGGGCTGGTCCAATTATGCAAATCAGGGGAGGACGCAACTTGCCTGAAATGACACGGCGCACGGAGGCGACCCGCAGGACGCTGGCGAAATATGCGCGCCCGTTCAGCTGGCGCGCGCGGGTGACATGCCTTCATATGGCGCGGACGCAGATGCGCAACATGGGGCATCGTCCCCCGCCCATCCCCGATTTCCGGTCCGCTCTTGGGGCGCGTACGGCCCTGAAAAAGGCAGGGTTCGCGACTGTCGCCGATCTGTTCGACAGCCTTCTGCCCCGGATCACGCCTGCGCAAATGTGGGTCGGGGATATTGCCCTTCTGCCGGGCGACCAGATGTTCGATTCGATCTGCATCAGCGACACGGTTGGAAAGCTGGTCGGCTTTCATGAAGATGGAGAGGATGGCGTGCATGCGCAGCTTGTCCTGTCTCTCGATCATGTGATCGGGGCCTGGCGTGTCTAAGACTCTGCGCACCGTCGCGGTCATAGCGGGCGCTGTTGCGCTGGTCGCGGCCACCGGCGGCGCGGCTCTGGGTGCGTTCGCACCGGGGCTGGCTGGCACAGCGACGCTCGGGGCGACCGGGATTTCTGCGGCGACACTCACGACCGTCGCAACCGTTGCATCGGTGGCGTCCACCCTCGCTTCGATCGGTGCGCAACTAACGGCCAAGAAGCCGCCGGCACGCGGCACCATCAATCAGGTCATCATCGCCGCGGAACCGCCTTCGCCCTATATCATCGGCCGCACCTATAGCGGCGGTGTCCTGCGGCACGATGTCGGCTATGGCGCGACGCTCAAGAAGGTGAAGAACCCCTATCGGGGCATGGTGCTGGTCTATTCGGTCGCTGGTCCGCTGCTGGGCCTGGAGGCCTGCTATATGGACTATGCCGCCATTCCTTTCAGCGGGGGTGCGGCGACCGGCTATTATAGCGGCTTCCTCTATCGCGACGTGCGCAACGGACTGGCTAGCGAAACGGCACTGACCCCGCATTTTGCCGGGATGCCCAACTGGACGTCGGCGCATAAGCTGTCGAGCAAGGCGGCGATCCTGTGGAACGGTCTGTTCGACAAGGATGGCAAGCGGTTCGCATCGGGCTGGCCCACTTCGGGCGCGGTGTGGGAGGGTGTCATGACCTATGATGCCCGAAAGGACAGCACATATCCCGGCGGTTCCGGCGCGCATCGCATCGCGGATGAAACGACGTGGGAATATTCGCAATGCCCCGGCCAGCACGCGCTCGCCTATGTGCTGGGCCTATTCCGCAACGGCAAGAAGGTCTTTGGCGTCGGCCTTCCACCCGATGGCATCATCGTGCAGGATTTCGTCACCCTGTCGAACATCTGCGACGCGAACGGGTGGAAGGTCGGCGGCGTCCTCTATGAGCCGGGCGACCGTTGGGCCAATCTGAAGCGCATCCTGGAGGCGGGCGCGGCGGAACCGATGTGGCGCGGGGGCAAGCTGGGACTGCGGTTCAATGCGCCGCGCCTGTCGCTCTACACATTGACCGCCAACGATCTGGCCGATGAGGATGTCGACGTCACCGCGCAGCAGACATGGGCCGCCCGACTGAACGGCATTCGGCCCAAATATCGGTCGGAAGCCAATAAGTGGGAATATGTGCAGTCGGACCTTGTCAGCATTGCCAGCTACGTCACGGAAGATGGCGAGGAGAAGATCGAGGAACAGCAATATGACCTGATCCAGCAGAAGGATCAGGCGGCGCAGATCGCGGCCTACAAGCTGCTGAACGGCCGCGAGCTCGCGCCGATCGTCGTGCCCTGCAAACCCCATATGCGGCATTTCGGGCCGGGTGACATGCTGACGCTGGACCTGCCTGACCATGGGCTGGGCGGGATCGACGCCGTCATCCTGAAGCGACAGATCGATCCGGCGCGGATGATCGTCACCTTCACCTTCATGTCGGAGAGCGAGGGCAAGCATGACTTCGCGCTCGGCCGGACCGGCACCGCGCCGCCGACCCCGGCGCTGACGACAGGCGAGGATCGCGACGACATTGCCACCGCGATCATCGACCAGACCAACAGCCAGTTGTTGATCCAGAATAGCTATCCAGTTGGCCTGTCGATCTCATCAAATAATGTGGGTGGGACATCGGCCAATATTGTGCTGAGCAGCCACACACGGCGCTATACCGACAGGGATGTTGCCATCACGGGCGCGACCATCACGGGCCTCGTCAACGCAACCAGCTATCGCATCTATTATGATGACGGGGATCGTTCCGACACGACGCCCGCTTTCATAGCGACCACTACCGCTCAGGACGCCTATCTGTCGACCGATCACCCCGACCGTCATTTCGTCGGGATCATCACGACTGCGGCGGCCGGCGGGGGATCGACTGGCGGTTCAGGTGGCACGCCTCCAGGCGGCGGAAACTGGGATATTCCATAAGGCGCATGACGGTGCGCGCCGATGATCCACTATACTCACCAGACGACATCTGTGCCTGCAAATTGATCGCCGCGAATATCTATGGCGAAGATGCCGACCTGTTGTCCGAGCCGCCAATTTTCAACCAGGGGACCTAATGATGCGATTGCGCGGTGTATCACCTGCTGGAGCGATGATCATACGCTCCGGCGAAGCCAAGGCGCTGGCCGCCATACTGGCCGATGCGGAAGGCGCCGCACAAAATCTGAGCGGTTGGAGCTTCAGCCTCGTCATACGGCCGACTGACGGCACCGAGCCGCTGCCATTGATACTCCCTGTCGATGGGCTGATCGCGCCCGATGGCCTGTCGGTGAGCTTTCTGATCAGCGGCGATCAGGCCAGCGCCATTTATGAAGCCGGCTTAAGACAGCGACTATCCTATGACCTTGTGCAGCAAGCGCCCGCTGGTCCGTTAACCCGCTGGACCGAACGGGTCGCGGTACAGGCAGGCCCCAATCTGCCAACGGAAACCACCCCTGTGCTGGTCGAACTGCCGGTGAGCCAGATCATTGTGTCGCCGGACCGGATCGTCGTCAGCGAAAGAGGCGCGCGCGGTCGCAGCTGGGCCGAGCAACTGTTCGAAGCCGGGATCATCACTGAGCCGAGCGCGGCGGCGGTGGAAAATCACTATGCGGCGCTGGCATATGCGCTTGAAGAGCGGGTCGGCAATGCGGAGGTACTGGCCACGACGTTGCGTGAAGTGGGCGTACGCGGATGGCCCGGCGCGGTGTCATCCTTCCAGCTGCGCAAGGCCCTGCAGGTCGACGGAAGCTACCAGTCAGTCATAGACGCCCTGTCATTCGATCGCACGACCGATGCGGCAATTCTGTTTGAGGCAGGGGAGGCCACCGAGCTGGGCGACGTCCTTTCGATCGCCGTCAAGGCCGCGACGGGCAAAAGCGATTTGCAGATGAACAGCCTTTACGCGGCAGCCGCCGCCATAGCATCGTGAAAGGACGGGTATGAGATTCCGGATGATCATTGGCCTGCTGGCGGTCCTGCTGCCAGGCCCGGCATTGGCGCAGGTGCAGGCACAGATTGGCCTTGATACAGCGCCGGTCAGCGGCTGCCGCCGTTTACTGGTCCGCGATCCGCAGAAAAGTGGCACCGACAAGAATGTGACGGTCGGCTGCCTGAAAAATGGCGATCTGGAATTGAGAGGCATCGAGGCACAGATCGGTCGCGTCACCATTACGAACAGCCTGGATCTGGGGCAAGGCAGCACCATGTCCGCCCCCCTGGCCCGTTCAACCTGGTCGCACAGTGCGCCGACCTATGATCTGGCAAGCAACCTTCTAGGCGTGTCCAACTTTTATCATGCCGGTGACGTCACGATCCCTGCCGGCAAGCAGTATAACGTCATTCGCATGGATGGCATTTTCAGGGGCGGGGACAAGGCCAAGGGGATCAATTTCGATTTCGATGTCTATGGCAGCGATGATGCCTATGGTGTGATCGGCCTGCTGAACAACTATGGTCCGGGTCCTTCGAAGGCGATTTACGGGCGCAGCGTGGCGAAGTCCGGTAGCACCGGCATCGTCGTGGGCGGCGTGTCGGGCGTAACCGTCGACACCGGCGCGACGCCTTCGGCCGCCTATGGTCATCAAATCTCGATGGCCGGCACCGGGTCCGCAGGCGTCGCGAATTTCGGGCATACTGCGCTCAGGATCAACACGGACAACAATATCCTTGGCATCAACAATGGCGTTATCGTCCTTGATGAGGGCATATTCTCCGACAATCGCGTCGGCTACAGCGATGCCTTTATCCGCGCGGTGAATGGCACAGTCGGAACAGACGGGACGCAGACGCAGGCCGCAGGCGCATTCCTGAGATGGCAGGATGTAGGGGGACAATTCCTTTTCGAAGTCGATAAGGACGGCCTGCTTTTCCAGCGCGACAAGACAGGCAAGCAGCTTTTCGCCACGGATGCCGGTGGCAACGTCCTGATGGGCAGCACCAACGTTTCCCAACGCCGCTTGCAACTCTACACAAGCGCCACCGAATATTACCTTCAGGGGGTGGACAGCGGCAACTATCTGCGTGTGCGCGACAATACGATCGGCAAGGACCTGATGCGCCTGTCTGGCATTTCGGGCGATATGGCGATTGCGAGTGGTCTTTACCCCTTCACGACAACCGCCCAGCCCATAGGATCCTCGGTACTCCGCTTCACCGATGTCTTTGGCAATGAAGTGCCCGCCGTGACGATCGTGACCAGTGGCGCGAGTTATGTCATCGGCACCAACGACAAAGTTGTCGTGGTTCGCAAAAGCAGTGGTTCTGCAACAGCGGTGACGCTTCCTGCCAGTCCCGCTACCGGGCAAACGATCATCATCAAGGATGGCAAGGGGGATGCAGCGGTCAACCCGATCACCATCACCGCTCTGGCCGGGACCATCGACGGTGCGACGAGCAGCGTCATATCAGCCAACCGAGGCGTTGCAAGGCTGACCTACGACGGCACCGAGTGGGTGGCGCTCTAAGTTGTTTGATTGTCGCAGAGCGGTTTCCTGAAGGAAGCGGGTGCCCCTCCCCCCCCATTAATTGAAACCGAAAGTATGACCGAATGGACGAGACGGGACTGGCGGGCGACGTCGCCCAGGTGGCGGCGGGCGGCTTCAGCCTTGGCGGTGGGCTGTACATGATGCGCTGGCTGATCCTTTGGCTGACAGGCCGTGCGGATCGCGCCTCCGCTGACAATGACAAGCAGCGGGCGGAACTGGATCAGAGCTGGAAAAGCTATCGGCTGGTCCTGGAGGCCCGGCTGGAAAAATCAGACGAGCGCATCGACCGGCTGGAGCGCGAAGTGGAAGAATGCCACCGGTCTAAGATGAAAACCGAGGCCGACCTGGCGCGACTGCGCGCCGTTGTGGATGGCGAGGGTCAGAACCGACAGATGGGCGCTGCCGTTGCAGCGTATGATCGATTGATCGACCGCCAGCGAGACGGAACTTAGACGATAGAGACGAGTGCCGCGACGGCGCTCCAGATGGCGACCGACAGAAGAACGCCGTTTGCCATGCCCTGCATCGCACGGGGCGGCGGCGGAGGCCGCCTTTCGATGATGTTCATATTCCTCTCCTTTTCATAAACCAACGGGGTGAGGGACGGAACGTTCCACGGGCGCTGCGGGCGCCCTTTTTCATGGAGAAAAAGCATGGGTTCGACTGATCCGGCGTGGCTTATGGCCGCGCGGGCGCTCCTTGGCACGCGCGAAGCAGCCGGGAGCGCCAACAGTGCCTCTATCCTTGGCTGGGCGAAACAGCTCGGCGCCAAGGCGCTGGGCATGATCTACAATGCCGACAGCATCCCCTGGTGCGGCCTCTTCTGCGCCCATGCGGTGCAGGCTTCCGGCATTACGCCACCACCGATCGCGGTGCGCGCCAAGGCCTGGGCAACATGGGGCAGTGCCATCGCCGCCGATCGCCTCGCCCCCGGTGCCATCCTGGTGTTCGAACGGGCGGGCGGCGGCCATGTTGCCTTCTATGTAGGCGAGGACGCTACCCACTATCATGTCCTTGGCGGCAACCAGGGCGATGCCGTCACCATCATGCGCATCGCCAAATCCCGGTGCATTGCCCGGCGCTGGCCCAGAGGCTGGCCGGTGATCGGCGGGCCGGTGAAGCTGAACGCCAACGGCGCGCCGGTGTCGAGGAATGAGGCATGAGCCGCCCAGAAATCCAGCGAGGCGACCGCGCGGTCTTGATAAAATCCAATACCGACCGTCTCGCCTTTCGCTGTCCCGGCTGCAACGCTCAGCACGTTTGCAGTGTGAATGGCGCCAACACTTGGCAATGGAACGGTAGCCTCGATCTGCCGACCCTCTCACCCTCGGTACTGATCACCTACAACGGACCTGACGCCGGGCAAGACCGAGGCGATGGCAAAAACGCCCCGCCAGCTGTGTGCCACAGTTTCGTGACTGACGGACGCATCCAGTTTCTGACTGATTGCACCCATGCGCTGGCGGGCCAGACGGTCGACATCCCTGAATTTGATGGAAAGGACGAAAAATGAACGACGTCACCACTACACAAATTGCGGCCGGGGTGCGCCAGGTCGTGCTGATCGTGGGCGGCTATGCCATCGGCAAGGGCTGGCTGGGCGCTGACACGGTCGAGATGCTGGGCGCTGTCGCGCTGGTTGTCGTGCCGCTGGTCTGGGGGCAGATCAGCACACGCAAGCTGGCGAAGAAGTGATGGCCAGCATCGGCCTCTTCATCGCGGGCTTTGTCAGCTTTCCGCTGGCGATCATCGCGGTCGCCGCGCCCTTCGTCATTCGTGCATTTCGGCGGGGGGTAGACTGGTGATCCGCCTGTTCCCCCTGCTGCTGTTGCTGGGCGGCTGCACCACGGTCCACCCCTACGCAACATGCCCCAACGCGAAGGCCGCCCTGGCGCTGGCCGAGCGCGTCGTCGCGCGGGTCTGCCCGATGGACGTGCGCTAACGCCCCTCTCTTCCCCTGAAAGGACATATTGATGGCCCTAGTCCATATCACTCTCTGCAATGTGCAGGCGCGTGCCGATACCGGCGCTACCATGCCGATCCCCGACAGCGTCGAAGGCGCGGCCGACACGATCGAGAGATCGGGCACGAGCGCGCAAGCCTCGATCGTGGCGGCCGCGCCTTCGACGCTATCGGGGATCGGCATGGTAGCGCCGGTATCGGCCCGCGCCTGCACATTGCAGAGAGTGATATGGACTCTGTCTCTTATACACATCTAGATGTGTATAAGAGACAGCGCAATCCTCGATCGTGGCGGCCGGGCCGACCCTGTTAAGGGCGCGTTTCTGGACGATCGTGCCCAAGGGTGACGTCTGGGTCAAATTCGGAACTGATCCCACTGCCGCGTCCGACACCGGGCACCTTGTGCTCGCCAATCAGCCGCGCTCCTTCGCGGTCACGGTGGCGGGCGAGAAAGTCGCCATCAAGGATGCCGTCTGATGCTCGGCTGTCTGGGCGATGTGGGCGCGCTCACGCTTGGCACCATGGGCGTTTTGGGGGCGGCGGGTGCAGCGCCTGAGCCTGCGCCCGCCCCTATTAGCGCGATCGGAGCAGACGGCTTCCAGGCGGATTACGCTTCAACGCCATCGATCCCGTCGCCAGTTCCGTTCGCCGTGTCCCGGCAGGGTTATGATGCCAGTGCCAGCCCGGTAACGGTTAGTGACACCCTTTACGTCACCACGCGCGTACGCCAGCCATACCCCAATCAAGCCAGCCTGACGCCCCTCACTGTCGCGCTGTCAGATTATCTCCTGTCTACTGACACAGTTTCCGGGGCCGCCAATAACAGCGCGGAAGCCAGCCCCAAGCCAGTCGCGAATTGGGTATCGCCTGATCGCCTGGTTGTCGGCAACAGTATAGGCGGCTCGGCATATCCGGTCGAGTTGGTGGCCTTCCACTACTACATGCGGGCCGGCAAACAGGTCGCGGCTGTCAAATTCGTAATCACAGACGGGACGACGACGATCAATGTCGTGGTGTCCACGCCTACCGTGTCGGGGCGCGCCGGGGATCAGAACGCGGTGATCGTTTATGCCCTGCCGACGACGGATATTTCGACGCTGACAAACAACGCGATGGTGACGGTCAACGCGGAAGTGTACCCGCATGTCGGCGCGGCAGCGTCTGTCCTGAAAGGCGCAGATGTCTCGCGCTCGCGTGAATTTTCGCCGCGCTATTTCCTCAAGAACACGACACTGGAAGCTGCACCACCTCTCGCCTATGTGTCGCCAACCGGGAACAATAGCACGGGCGTTATTTCGACCACGGCAGCGACCGCGAAGGCATCGCCATACCTTACGATGACCGGCGCGCTGGACGCATTACAGGCCGCTTATTCGGCTACGACCGGCGTGGACGGTTGCCGCATCCGCATCATGGCGGGCGGCGACATCGCCCTGGGGTCCGGCGCGGCGGTTGCTAAAACGCAAAAGGTGGCGGCGCTTATCGTTGAGCGTGACCCCGATATAGCGATGGCCGACGCTCGCCTGACCGCTGGCGCTCCCCGCCCACGACTTGGTTCTGGCGGGACGCTCACGGCACCGATCACGACTGGCTGTCTTATCATTAGAAACCTTCGGGTGCAGCGTACAGCGACAAGCGCATGGACGGGTGAGGCTGGAACCCGGCTGGAAATCTTTCTCGATAATGTCGAGTTTGACAATAACGCGCAGGCGTCCACCATGTTTTCAAACAGCGATGGGTACATTTATGGGATGACGCTCACGGGCGAAACCGCTCAATTCGTTGGCCCCAGCGGCAACGGGCAATGGCGGGTTTGGCGCGGAGTGTTCCTCAACAACACAGGCGCGGTGCGCAATCTTGAAGGCTATTTGCTTGTAGGCTCCACCATCCGTCGCACAGGATCGACTGACAACAACAATGGGCGCATCATTGCGTTCAACAAGCTATGGGGCGTCGAAAACACGGGCGGGCCTTTCGGCGCTACTGGCGACGGTCAGGCCTGCGTCCAGAACGTCATTGAATATGTCAGCGCAACAGCGAACACGCAAACCGCTATATCGCCGGATAATTCATCCGCAGGTGCCAGCAATATCTTGTTTGCCAACAACACCCTTGCAGGCTTCAACGATCATGGCCGCTCTAATCACTGCTACGACGAAGGCGCGACGCCCCGCACTACCAAATTCTGCCGCAATCACGGCAACATCTTCGTCCAGCTAAACACCAAAGGCGATGTGTTTGTTATGGACGGCACACGTCTGGGCAATTTGGCCTTTGAGTATGGCGTTGGCTGCACGGATAATTTTACGCAGTTCAAGGCCGCTAACGGCGATCTGGTCGGGCAAGGCGCTAGCTTCGCGCAGCAATATGCGGGCCTTAACCCCAACTACGGCACGTCCAACAGCATCCGCAATGACCCGCTGTTCACCGCCCCTGCGAGCACGACCAGCGGGCCAACTGGCGGCGCGGGTGGCGGAACATACACGTTGCAATCTGGTAGCCCGTGCAAGGCGGCGGCTGATGCCGTGTTGCCGTTCGACCTTGCTGGAACCGCTCGCCCACAATCAAGCAGGGCTGACAGTAGAGGCGCTTACGTATGACCGCGAACGAACTGAAAGCCGCCCTCGCGAAATGCACAGGTGGCGAAGTCATCGACCTCGACGGTGCCGCGCTGGGCAAGGTTCTGCTCAAAGGCTACGCCTTCGACAAGGCGGTCAGCATCGTCAACGGCGCGCTAAGCTTCGACGTGCGCGGGTGCCGGGGGTTGCATTTCGAGGGCGTGACGCTTGGCACCAGCGTTGCGGGCTATGCTTCGACGGCGATCAGCGCACGCCGGGTCAAGGTATCGTCGCCCGATGCCACGGCCCTCACCTTCCACAATATCGCAGACGGTTTTGTCGAGAATAGCGAGTTTTTCGACTGCAATCTGGCGCTGGCCCTGCGCAGCTGCTCTAACTTCAATGCGCTCCGCAATCGGTTTCATGACATTCGGAAAGACGGCATTCGCATCCAGGAAGGTGCAGACGGCCTGATGATCGACGGCAACCACTTCTGGGACTTTTACCCCGGGACGGTCGGTGGAGAGGCAACTCACCCCGACGCGATCCAAGGCGCGACCGATGCGGTTAAGCCAACGCGCGGTGTCACGATCAGCAACAATCGCATCTGGCGTGGTGCCGGGCAGGCTGTGCAGGGCATCTTTTGCCGCACCTATGCCGGTCGGCTGAACTATGAGGGCCTGAGCATCCGGCATAACGTCCTTCACGGCACGCTCTATAATGGCATCGCCTTTACCGGTTCCGGCGCGGTCGAACGCAATACGCTCATCGGCCTGCAGGATCAGAAAACATGGATGCGTTGGGGCGCATGGGACGGGCCAATCGCTGGTAATTTCGCACCCACGTTTAATCAGTCGGGGAAGATTATTGCGGCACCAGCAGGCAATTGGCAGGGATGATTGCCTGCTGGCTCGTAACATGCGTGTGGGGCAGATGGCGCGGCTGGTCGAAGTGTATGGCTGAAAAGCAGTGATAAGCCCTGCCTAAGCCTTGGCCCTGCCGATTTCATGCGCGATATAATCGAACAGGCGGCGCTCCGTGAAATCCTGCGCGCCGCGGTCGATTGCGATTTTCAGCAACCGGTCGACCCAATCGACGGGCAGGACGACAGGAACGTCCGGTTCCAGATCGATGCGCAAAATCCCGCGCTCTTCGGGATAGGCTTCGCCAAGCAATCCTTCCCGGAACAGGTGCGCGATAGAATAGGCTTCGGTGGGAAGCGTCCATTGGCGCACGACGAACGGGTCGTAGGTGATGGTGGCCTTGCTCATGAGAACGTAATGAGAACATCAGCGCGAGTCGGGTCAAGCGCGTTGACAGGCGGCCTGTCGCAAACCACCTTCCCGACCATGTGCAATCGGGCTGAGCGCGGCGATACGCAAAAGGTGCTGCAACTGTTCGGCGCGCGGATCGGCGCGCGGTTCAATGATGGGCCGTTGCAGGTGCATCCCAAAGCGCCGGGCAGCGTCGTACGCATGGATGGCGACGGCCTGGTACTGGAACAGATGACATGGGGTTTCCCAGTCTCGCTGCGCGGCAAGAGCGGTCAGCCGCTCAAGCCCAAGCCGGTCAATAATGCACGCTTCGACAAGCTGGGGTCGTTCTGGAAGCGCTGGGCCGCCGAACCGCGCCAGCGCTGCCTGATCCCGACGGCACGATTCGCGGAAGCTGTGGGCCAACCGGGCCGCATGACCGAAACATGGTTGTCGGTGAAGGATCAGCCCATCTTTGCCTGGGCGGGGCTTTGGACCCAGAGCGATGAATGGGGCGCGGTCTATACCGGCGTGATGACCGACAATGCGCCGGAGCTGGCCGACATCCACGACCGTTCGCCGGTCATCCTTGATCCGCAGGATTGGGACACATGGCTGACTGCGCCGCTGAAGGATCTATATCAGTTTGATCGACCCTATCCGGCCGATCGCATGATCGTGGAAGCAACCGATGCGCCGTGGTTCAAGAGCAAATCTGCGTCGACGGGTCCGGCACTGTTTTAAAAATCGGTGCCGCGCCGTTCCATTTCGTCGATCACCGCTTGCTCATCGTCGCTGAGGTTTTCGGGATCTTCGACTTGCTGCCACAGCCGGATCAAAGCTTCATCCGTCAGATGCTTCGGATCAACCAT